TCCAAGATAATTCAACCCTGAAATATTTGTAATACACTTATGTCCACCACTATTGGCTTGAATTAAATCCCAAGCGTTAACACCAATCTTATCCAACATTTCTTTGTGTTCTTCAGGTAATTCGGTGAAAGGTGTTTCCATCATTTCTTGAATATGGTCTAACACTTCTTCTCCATTCTCCATTGTGGTAAACTTATCACCATACAACGCTTTGAAATCTTTGAATGTGAATCCAACACTTTCAGGACCAAAATCTTTTGATGATTCTGAAATCCATTTTATTGTTGATAATGGAATTGTTCTTTGTTTTAATTGACCTTCCCATTTACCCAAAACTTCTTGAGCAATTTCTCCCAAGTTAACACCTTTCAACTCTCTTTCTTTCTTGAAAGGGTTACATGATGCTTGAACTAACCCTAACGGCCAAGCCATGATTAGAAAATCAGCCTCAGGATTATTTCTAAACGGAGTATATCTATCATATGAACCCGGTTTAAACATTGACCCTCCACCATATTGGAAAATAACATTATCCTCAACCTTTGGGTATCCTTTCATGGATTCTTTATAAGCTTCGGCATTCTTTTGTAAGTCTTCCGGAGTTGGTGCGTTAGTTTTTTTCATCCAATCTTTAATGTTCGTTAATATTGACATTAAAGATGGTTGTGAATCCATAACCAAACTTTCCAAAAATCCGGGTTTGTTTTTAAATGCTAGTAATAGTTTGTTAATTACTAAACCAAGTAACATTTTGTTTTTCTGTAAACTCCTATCTTTATCAATCCTGAATAAATAATTAACTACTTCATCAGGTGTAATATCATATTTAGCGAAATCAGCCGAGTCGACAGTACTAATTAATAAAATATCAGAAGACGGGAATAAATCTTTTGGAGAAACTATTTGTGAAATTGTTTCAACATTTGAACGAGATGACCTGAATGATGTTGATTTTGTATCTTCAGCTCCTGCCTGTCTATCATGGTGGTCTGTATGAATAACGAACATTGGTTTACCATGTGCAAAATCAACTAACACCGGCATTGTGTCACCAGTTGCGTCATTTTTCTTTACCGCAAACTCTTTATCACCATATTGAATTATATGTGAACCAACAACATCAATACCATTATCCTCAAGGTATTTTTTCATTGCAATCGCGGTTGTAACACCATCCAAATCTTGGTGAAAATATATTTCCGCTTTAGGATATCTTTTCTTCAATGCTGAGATATCTCTTAATCCACTTTCAACCAGTACATGCATGTTTTTTTTGCTTGTCATAGTTTTATTATTTTTTTGGAATTGAGTTGTGATTAACTTTTTTAACCGTATAGTTTGGAGCCATCTCTAATCGATTTAAATCTGAATTTTTATTTGCCACCATTATTATTTCTTTCCCATTTCTTTTATCAATTCTAACAAAAACAGGTCCAGTATATGGAACTTTACTTATAGGTCCTATTTTCCATGTTTCAAAAGTATCAGTAAAAGGATATAAATAACCATCTTTTCCGATAATTCCTTGGAAATCGGTTTTATCATTATCGAATGCAAAGAATATTTTTCCTTTCTGTTCTGAAATTACTCTTTTAACGATGTTTCTTAAATCGTTTTCTGTTAATCTTATAATTTTCTTTTCCATTAGTTTAATGTAAGTAAGTATTTTAATTTATTTATTTCACTTAACATTTCATCTTTTAAGTTAAGTAAGTCAGTGTCGTATTTTGAATCTAATTCATCTGTTATTGCAACTAAAAATTCGGTAATCCCATCCATAAACTTTTGAATTGAAATAAAACTTATGTCTTGGAACATTATTGAAAATTCAGATTCAAATTGAGGTCTTCCGTATTTACCCATCATAGATTCAACGAAAGTATCAATTAAATCACCTAAAGCATCATATATTTTACCATACGCTTTGTGTTTTGAATAACTTGATGTTTGCCAATGTAAGAATTTAAATTGTGTTTGTATTTGAACTAATTTTAATATAATTTCTTCTTTCATTTTTAATACTTTAACAATAAATATCCATAAAATAAAAAAAGGGGTCGAATTCGACCCCTTTAATTATATATCCAACTTTAATTGTCGATTTGACGCAACAAAAGGTTTGACTCTATCTTTCGCAATGTTGGTATAATTTTCACTCAACTCAATTCCAATCCATCTTCGATTTAATGTTTCAGCAGCAACTGCAGTGGTTCCACTACCCATGAAAGGGTCAAGAACGATGTCATTCTTATATGTTAAGATTTTAATTGCTTTCGATGGAATATCCAAACTGAATGTTGCTTTCGTCAATGATTTGGTATCGGCGAAATATTCCCATCTACCAAAAACCAAATTCATAAATTCTTTTTTATCCTCATCTTCATAAAACATTTTTGTTTTAACATTCCCTTCTTCATCTTTAACTTCGGTCGGAGTTCCTTTCCATTGAGATTCTCCTTTAGTTAATTTTTTTGATGATTTCTTATAGGCTAAAATCACACATTCTTTTGGATTGTAGATATATGGTGCACTATTACTCATCCAACTACCCCAAGCCGTCTGTCTAACTCTATGAGGACTATCCTCAGTTAAATCCACCATCCCGAAGAATTTGAACCCAACTTCTTTCATTCTCATCCAAAACTCGGAATTAAACAAAATTCTTCCACCTCTTTCTTGGACATTCATTTCAATTGGAACATTAATCGCAATTCTCCCATCATCTTTAAGAACCCTGAATGACTCAGATAACCAATCAATGGTGAATTTCCAATAGTCATCCATAGACAAACCATCGTCATATACATCATATTTGATGTTGGCATTGTATGGGGGTGACGAAACAATTAAGTCCACACTACCTTCAGGTAATGTTTTCATTATTTCAACACAATCTCCATTTATAATTTGTCCCGTGACATCTTCAATCTTTTCTATTAAACTCATTCTATTATTCACTTATGTTATTTTCTAAATTTTTAATTTTTCTTTCAAGGTACCATAAAGCCTTCTTTAAATCTTGAAGTTCTTTATCTGTTCCTTTTTTTCCCGCCCTTGAGATATACTTTACAGTATTTCCCAAATGGAAGTCTAAGTCCCAATTCTCTATCACTTTTATTGCTTCGTAAACATTCTCTGACCCTCCGTAATGCTCGGGATGGTTAACCATTTCTTTATTATTTTCCATTTAAGTTAAATTTAAGTTCTTCAGATGGAACATTAGCCTTTGATTCCATCATATCTAATGTTAATTCGTAATTCTCGTCGTTAGTATATTCATCCAACAAATCATTTGTTGATAATGTCCCAAACTTTTCAGATAGTTTGGTTGTATCAATATCATCATACATAACATGCAATGTATCGTCCAAATCTTTCGCTAAATCTAAAGATTCAGAAATTATTTGAAGGACTTTATATGGATTCGCATTTGAACCAGGTCTTCTGTCTTCAAGATAACCTTTCCAAGTTTCTCCAACAACTTTTGGAACTCTGATTGATGCACCTCTATCTGATACACCCCAACTGAATTTATCAATCGATTGTGTCTCGTGTTTACCAGTTAATCTCAAATGATTATCTGAACCATAGTTATCAATATGTTCTTTCACTCTTGATTCAAATACTTTGAAGATTGATTTGAAATATTTTTCTCCACCGGTTTCTCTCATTCGTTTGTTTGAGAAATTTGTGTGAAGACCTGAACCATTCCAATCACCTGATGTTAATGGTTTTGGATGTAATTCAATTTGTAGGTTATGTTTTTCAGCCAATTTATATAGAAAGTATCGTGACATCCATAAGTCATCTGCCGCCTTTATAACACCTTTACCAAATATTTGATACTCCCATTGCCCGATTGCAACTTCCGCATTGGTCCCTTCAATTCCAATACCATACGCCAAACACATATCCAAATGTTCTTCCGTAAATTGTCTACCAAACATTTGTCCACCAACACCACAATAATAAATTCCTTGGGGGTCGATAATTCCTCCAGTGTGGAATCCTAAAATATTTTTATTGTGTCCGTTACGAATGAAGTATTCTTGTTCAAATCCAACCCAAAAGTCCTGGTCTTGTTTTAATTTTGCTCTGTCATTTGATTGGTGAACATTCCCTTTATTATCCATCACCTCACAAAGAACATAAATTGTTCCTGATAAAAAATTACTATATAATCTAACAGGTTTTAAATAACAATCAGATGAATATCCTTCGGCTTGGTTTGTCGAACTACCATCAAACCCCCATTCAGGAACATCGGATAAATCGGTAATTGGGTTAACACTAACTCTGACTTTACTTCTTAAATTTGGCTCCGGAGCATATCCATCTAGCCATACATATTCAATTTTTGTATTCATATTATTTTTAAAATTTTTTTGTAACATAATAATCTTTTCCGTATTTGGATTCCTCCAAGATATTTTGAGACACCAATTTATCAATAATTTGAATGGTCTCTTCAATTGGTTTTTGGATTATATACCTTGATATATAATCAATGTGGATTGGTTGTCTTAATTTATTTGATAATAATTTTATAAGTTTTTCGTCTACCATATATTAAAATTTATATTTCCACTTTTTTTTCATATAATCAAAATATCTATATCTCTTATTTGGATTATATAAAAACCACGCAACATAATAATCAAACCACCATTCAATTTTAAGTAAGACTTTTTTTAATTTTAACCATCTTAAAATTTGTTTCGACGATTTACCTTTACTATGTAAATCATAAACATATTCACTTAATTCATCTTGGAAATGGAATAATTCTGTCTTACCATAATATTGACTTAATGTGTCCGACTTAATCGCGGTTAAGGTTTCTTGATAATTAATAAATCTTCGATTTAATCCCATACTTTAAAAGTATAATAAAAAAACAATTAAGAGTCAAAATTTTTTATTTTATCCAAATTTGTTGTTTGATAGATGTAACTCATAACCTTTCTTTTTGTTATTGGAACTAAAGTTTGTTCCATAGGTAAATCTTGATTACATTCCATTTGAAATACTGGAAAAATTTTGACATTTTTTGTTTTACTAAATGTAGAATGGGTTTCAATTACCGAAGTCAATGTTACCTCCTCAAGAATATTTTCATATATTAATTTAATGGTATTTTCATTGATGTTCGGGATTTTTCGGGATTTTTTTATTTGGTATTCCCATATGTAAACTTTATTATCTTGTTTCTTATAGAAGAAAATAAAACCAATTCCCAAATGAAGATTATTTTTATTCTTTTTTAAGGTGATATCAATATTATCAAATGCGACATTCCATATTGATTTTGCGTGATTGAATACTTCATACAATTTTGTGTTGGAATATTCAATTGTCTTTTTTAACTCAATAACTTCATCCTCCGAGAGTTTTCTTGGTTTTTTTGGGTATAAGTCCCTTAATAGAATTTCATCATCACATGATTGAAATTTCTTATCAGTTAACAATAAAGTATTTTCTTTGTTGAGAGATTGTATGTTTGCCAAATGTAGTGATAACTCGACAAAATCAGGATAAATTTCAAAATTATTTAAACTTTGTTCACATTTTTGTATGTAACCTAAAAGGGTATATTTGTTATATTCAAAATCCAATGGTTCCTTTAACATCCACTCAGGACTTAATTTGAAATCTATTTTTTTCTTTCTTCCCATAAAAAAATAATAACTAAAGTTTTATGAGAATCAATTGATTCTCATTACATAAAACCACTGGTCTTGAACTTTCTGTTCGTCAGCATTTCTATCATAACCATTTAAAATATCAGCATATCCATAAGTATCTATAACATCTTGAATGAACGTTCGTCTATCAATAAAGTTATCATAGTCTAATCCCCAATCTTTAATATAACTTTCAGGGTCATATTTAACATCACGAAGTCTATCTTCAACCGCTTCTTCTATTTTGTCTTCAGGATAATCTCCTTCGGGACTTGATTCAATATCAGATATCTTATCATTTAATTCTTCAATCTCTTCGTTTATTTCATCAATATCACTTTGAATTTCGTCATCATCTTCACCTCCTAATTCATATTCAAGTCTTTCGATTTTTGTTTCAAACACTTCAATCTTTTCTTTTATAAATCTTATTTGCTCTTCTTGTTCATCTGATAACATTCTATATTCCTCATCAACATAAACACTAGGTTCATTTGCCGCATCTTCTTCAAACAAATCTCTAAAATAACTAACCACCTCATCTGTGTCGATGTGACCCATAGCAAGATTTTTATCATAACCTTCATACCCAACATCATCAAGTAATGAG